TCTCTAAATTCCCATATATTTAGATTCCCAGCCATATTTATATCCAGTATATACTCAAAACAAATACATGGCAGAATACTTAATGCACGATAAAGATAAAGCCGCCTTTATCAATCGTATGAATAAATTCCTCGGTCAGGTTAAACCTGGTACTGAGCTTGATAGTACTAATTTTATTGATGTTCCTGGTGATGGTAGCGATACTGATAAGTCAATATTTGTGACTGATAATCCTGTTGAGGAACAGTTGCTCGATATGTTGATTTCTAAGAAAGTATTTTCGTATTCTATTAAGAAGATCAACCTTAAGGAAATGGTTGATGCTTCTCGCGCGTAAGCCTAATTGATTGATAGTCGGTTAGGCTATCTTTCTTGTTAAGATCGTTGTATATACGTATGTATTGAGGATGTAATGATTAAGCACTCTAAAAACAGAGCGGTTAAAACTTGGAGGTTATCTAAAAAGGTCGTATATTCTAATTAAAATATAAATTTTATGAAATATAAATTACAAGCACTTTCAAAAGTTGAAAAATTAGAACATCAAGTTCGTGCATTGGAAATTGCTCTTAATCGTGGTAGCTCCGTACAGGATGTAAGTATTATTCTTGAAAAAATTAAGGATTTAACTCAGGGTCTACGCGATACAATTTCTATTGAAAATGATGAATGGAATTAATTATGATTATTTTAATTATTATTTTATCTTTAGCTGTTTGTATCCTAGGGTACACATCTTATAATTTATTTAAAAAAGTCGAACAGTTAGAAAAGATTGTTGATTCGCAAGAACAATATGTTAATCGCTTTTCTGATGCCGTAGGCTACACTAAAAAGAGATTGGATGACATTGATGCTAAGGGAACATTTGAATCGGACGATGAGATTGGCTGGTTCTTTGAAAGTGTAAAAACATTACAAAGGGAATTAAATGACTTTAACATTAATGAAAACCGTAGAGATCAACAACCAACCCAACCTAATAATAGAGGATAATTCTATAACAGTTGAGTTAACCAAATCAGGGAAACCACGCAAGCGCAAACCTAAAACATCTAATACTTATTTTACTGAGGATACTCAAAATGCTATTGTAGAGTATGTTGCTTCAGGAGACCAAGAATTTAGAAATACAGTGTATCGTGAGCGTATTGAATATGGGTTTTTTAAATTAACTCAAAATATTATCCATACGTTTAAATTTTATTATACTGATGGTGAGTCAGTTGAGGATGTACAACAAGAGGTAATTGCATTTTTACTTGAGAAACTTAAGCTATATAAACCCGAAAAAGGTAAGGCTTATTCATATTTTGGCACTATTGCTAAACGTTATCTTATCCTTAAAAATAAAAAGAATTACCAAAAACTACAGGATAAAGGTGATTTAGCCGAAGTGGATGATGATAAAAAAATTAAAGAGGAAACGCTAAATGAATATTTTAGTCAAGATTATAGCTTAAGTGAGTTTATGATGTTGTTTATTAAGTATGTTGATAAACATCTTGGCACGTTATTTCCTAAAGAAAACGATGCTAAAACAGCCGATGCTATAATGGAATTATTCCGTAAATGTGAATCATTAGATATATTCAATAAAAAAGCACTGTACATCTATATTCGTGAGATGGTAGATGTGGATACACCCCAAATCACTAAGATAATTAAAAAATTAAAAACAGTATACATTCAGTTGTATAACACGTATTATCAAGAAGGGTATATAAAAATATAAAATTTTATTGCTTCTATATTTATAATCAAAAGTTAAACCATGAATTTTGATCAAGTAATGTGGGGCAATAAAAAATTTTCTGATTTACTTAAGGATATCTATAGCAATTCTAAGGAAAAGGAAAAACAAATTAAAGATCTAATTGAGACATTGAAACCATTAGTTAACGATGCTCAATCAGCTCTTATGATTGTTCCATTAATTGCTGAACATCTTAATATTAGTGTAAAGAATGATGAACAACTTGTTAAATTAGCAGGTATTGTTCAACGTGCACTTTCAGCTAATGCAGATGAGGCAGCAAGTTTTATTTTAAGTGAGGCTGAAAAAGAACAGTTATTTTCTGCGGTGCAAGAAGTAGGAGGCAACATTAGTGGACCTGTAAACAAATAATATGAGTACTAGGGTAAGGGAAGGATTAGCTAACATTACTACCGCCATTGGTAATAATAACTTTTTGCCTCCTTTTCAATATAAAGTAGGGAAAGTATATGCTGTAATCTTAGATGATAGAAGCGTACCTGAAAATGTGTGGTTGGAAAATGGTGGTTGGGCTGGAATAGGTACTATATTGTATCAAGTATACAACGAAAATGAAGAACCACCTATAGAAGATATTACAGATAGCTTTTTAGCTACTTTACCTACTGCTTTACCTTTATTTCCAAATCAAAAGTATTTTCCATTACCAGGTGAGATAGTATTATTACAGACATTACCGTCTGCTCCCTCTCCTATTACAAACAAAACAGAAGAAACTTATTATACTTCTGTTATTAATGCTTGGAATAGTCCTCAATTTAATGGTTTGTTTATAGAGCAAGATAAAAACTTGTTGTATAATTCATTTAATGAAAATTCTGAGTTTAGAGGCGTTAGAACATTCGAAGGTGATTATGTGTTGGAAGGTAGATTTGGTAATTCAATTCGCTTTGGAAGTACTAATAAAGTAGGTGCTGAGGATTTAACCCCTTGGTCTACTAATCCAGGTGAAATAGATAATAATCCAATCATGATTTTATCTAACCAGCATGGATTTAAACCCAATGGTTCAGATTTATATGTTGAGGATATTAATAAAGATGGAGCTTCACTTTATCTTTCATCACAACAAGTTATTCCTTTAAACATTGGAAATATAATTTTAAGTAATATTACTAGTCCTATTGGTATAAGAGATTATATAAATCCTCAAGCCGTTATAAATGCTGATAGAACTATCATATCATCTAAAGAAGATGAAGTATTAGTATTTGGTAGAACAGGAGTAGAATTATATTCTCAAGGACCTGTATACATGCAAAGTAATAAAGTAGGAATTGCATTACAAGATAATAATATATTTTTAGGTCCATATAATAATGCTCAAACAACACAACCACTTGTATTAGGAAATAATTTAAGAGAATTCCTATCAGGATTATTAAAAGCATTAAGTACTTTTAGTACTGATATAATAGATGCAAAAGCTACTCCTGAAGGTATTACTATTACGGATGTTGCTTTAGCTGCTGAGGGGTTACAAGCGTATATTAGTAATAATATGAAAAATTTAGAAAATACTAATTACTTATTGTCTAACACAACATACACTTTATAATGCCTACAACACAAGAAAGAATAGAAGCTAGTAAAAAAGCACTGGAGGAAGCTCAGAAAGCGTATGATGATGGAAAACGACAATACGATAAAGCCGCAGCTGCATACGAACAAGCTAAAGCAGCTGTTGTTCAAGCTAAAGCTTTTGCTAGTACAATAGGTAATACTAAAATAGATGCTCTTACTGCTTTAAGAACAGCAGCATCTTTTGCCCCTGACCCACGAGAATATAGTGCTCAAATTAACCAACCAGGAGCTAATATTCAAGAGTTACAAAGACAACAATTAAGGGAAGCTACTAAAAAATTAAATGTAGTAGAAAAATTAAGAAGACAAGCTGAAAGAGAAGCTCAACAAGCAGAAAAAGTAATAACTGGAATTAGAAATAGAATTAATGTTTTAACTAATCAATTAGGAATAATAGTCGGTGGTATTTCGTTAAAGAAAAAAGCAAAAGCCCAAAAGACAATTAGTACTAAAAAGGTTAAACTGAGAGGTATAGAAATTAAACGTAATAATATTATAGCAGCTCTTAAAAAAAACAGTGCTGCTATTAAAGCATTAGCTAAAGCAGCTGCGTTGTATGTTATAGCAAGATTACTAAATAAAGAAATTCAACGATTATCTAAAATAGTTCAACAATTAACCCTATTAGTTGATAGTGTAAATGACCAAATTGAATCTATCCAGACTAAACAAGACGTATTAAAAGCACGTGTTACTAGAGATGCAGCATTAGCTGAATTAAATAAAGCGGAGCGTCAAATTACAGTTGTTAGAAATACTATTAAAACACTAGAAACTATTGCTATTGTAATATCTCTTGTTCTTAGAGTAGCATTATTAATTCCTATTCCACCGTTTGCTCCTGCTAAAATAACTCAAAAACTAATTAATGCCATATTAACCCTAGATTCAATTACTATATTATTAGGTATTAATAAACAAGCATTAAATGGTTTAATTGCTGAAGTTCAATATCAACGTTCTAGGTTATTGCCTATTAGTGATATTATCGATCAAGCAATTGACAATAATTTAACACCAGAAGAAATACTTGGCTTATTAAATGCTGGTAATTTTGGTCAATTAGGACCAATAGCTGGTGTGGCATATAGAGGATTTACATTTGCTATATATGAAGAAGAAGATCCACGTTTTGTAGTAGCAGGTAATAAACGTAGATACGCTGTAGCTTTAGATCGTAGTGGATTTATCCGTTTACGTTCTCAAGCATCATTTACATTAGATCCTGATGTTTTAATCGAAGAGTTAAAACTTCAAATTGATGAACAAAATATCGAAGCTTAATATTTATTGATATGGAAACTGCAAAATTAAAAAATCTAATTAAAGAAGCCGTTAGAGAGGTTTTAAAAGAAGAATTAGCTAATCTTGGAAAACAAAAAATCCAAGAATCAATAGCTGGTACTGAGGAGTGGCCTACTGTTAACTTAACAACCAAAAATGTTAACCCAGCTACTTTTCGTCAAAGTTTAATGGATCAAATGGGCATAAATGCTCCACAACCACAAGCTAAACCTACTACATTTACTGAAAAGCAAAATGTTTATCAAAATATGTTAGCTCAGGTTGCTTCAGAAATGAGACAAAACCCAGCTGATTTAAGTAATTTTAGAAATATTGGATAATGGCATACGTAAGAAGTACTAGAGTTGATCCTAGAGATCTACAACGAAACACAGCAATAGGCGTTAGACTTCCATTTAACGCTCCTGGTGTGTTTTATAGTACTTTTTCAACTAAAGATCAATTAAAATATAATTTAATTAATCTGTTATTAACCTCTAAAGGTGAAAGAGTATACAATCCTGAATTTGGTACTCTTTTAAAAGCCCAACTATTTAATCCAATGACTCAAGCATCATTTGGTGATATTGAGGACAGTATAGTTGATAGTGTTCAGGCATATATACCTGAAATAAAAATAAATAATATTGAATTCATTCAGGAAGGTGAATATGGTAGCAATTCATTGGTTGTAAAAATAGTATACCAAATTTTAATTTCAGGACAAACCGATACCGTAACAGTTAACTTTGAATAATGGCTGAAAAGAATATATCATATTTAAATAAAAATTTTATACAGTTTAAAGCATCTCTTATTGAGTTCGCTAAAAACTACTTCCCTAACACGTATACAGACTTTTCAGAAGCATCACCTGGTACCATGTTCATTGAAATGGCATCTTATGTAGGTGATGTATTATCATTTTACACTGATACTCAAATTCAGGAAAACTTTGTTTTAACAGCTGTTCAAAAACAGAACTTGTTAAATATGGCATATTCATTAGGTTATAGACCTAAATCGTCTTATGCTGCTGTTACTACAATTGATTTCTATCAACGAGTTCCTATTTCGGGAAATGCACCTAATTTAAATTATGCCTTAACTATTCCTGAAAATACTCAACTTGCTTCTGTTTCTACAGGTACTAAGTTTTTAACACTTGATAAAGTTGATTTTTCAAATACAGGCTCAGTTGAAATTAGTTTATATGACATAAACAATTATTTATTTAAAGCATCAACTAAAGCAATTTCAGCTGAAATATTAGATACTACATTTACATTTGGTGCTCCTCAAAAGTTTACTTCTGTTGAAATTAACGAACCTAATTTCTTACAAATATTACAAGTAACAGGTAGTGATAGTAGCGTATGGTATGAAGTACCTTATTTAGCACAATCCAATGTTATTAATAAAACAACTAACACTGGGGCTAATGCTGATAAGGTTCCTTATATGCTTAGTTTACTTGAAACACCAAATCGTTACGTTTCAAGAATAAAAACAGATGATATTGTAGAATTACAATTCGGCTCAGGAATGTATGTAAACGATCCTGACGATATTATTATTCCTAATCCTGATACTATTCAATTAGGTTTAGTACCATCTACAGATACATCTGATTTAGTTAACAATTATAATCAAGCTGCTGTATTTTATACTAAACAGTATGGTACAGTACCTACTAATATTAGTTTATATGTTCAATACACTGTAGGAGGTGGTGTTGAAGCTAATTTACCAGCAGGTGATATTACTCAAATAATTTCAACCGCAGGTATATCTGCTGTAAATCCATCTAATACTGCTACGTCATTATTAACATTAGTAGCTACAAATCCTATTCCATCAACAGGTGGTAGAGGTGGTGATACAGTAGAGGAAATTCGTTTAAATACACTAAATGCTTTTTCAGCACAGTTAAGAGCAGTAACTAAAGACGACTATATGACTCGTGCTTTAAGTATGCCTTCTGAATTTGGTACTATTGCTAAGGTATATGTTGAGCAAGCATCAGCTTTATCTGTTCAAACAGGTAATGATCCTTTAATTGACAATAATCCATTAGCATTATCAATGTATGTTTTAGCATACAACGATTCTAAACAACTTGAAATTCCAACTACTGATTTAAAAACTAATTTAAAAGAATATCTTGAACCATTTAGAATGGTTACTGATGCTGTTACTATTAAAAATGGTTTTTACATTAACATAGGAATTAATTTTGATATTACAGTAGTTCCAGGATTAAGTAATAAACAAGTATTAACAGATTGTATTTTAGCTTTACAAAACTACTTTGATATTGACAAATGGCAAATTAACCAGCCAGTTATTATATCAAATGTATTATCTACTTTGCTAGCTGTAAAAGGTGTACAGTCTGTTGTTAAAATTGAATTTGT